CAGATGTACTAGATAAGTTCTTTGCTTCTTTGAAGCTATCTAGATTAAAGGTACCTTTTAAAGCACCTGCTATACTCTCATTAAGAGAAGCTTTAGTTCCTTTCGCCATGTTTTCTTATTATTTAAATAACTCGTTAAATTCATCATCAATATTTGCTTTAGGTTTAGCGTTTAAAGCAAATGAAGCTGGTTTAGCAGCTGGTGCTGGTGCTTCAGTAGCAGCATACTCTGCACTATTTACAGTCGGAGCAGCTGGTGTAGCTGGTTCGTCTGCTGCAGCTTCTGGATGCAACCAACTCAATAAAGATTCTTTCATCTCATCATAAGAATACTTCTTAAAGATAGAGAATACTTCTGGTTGATTATTTAACCACTTGTCTACTTCTGCAGCATCTTCTGATAATGGAGTAGTTTTAGTACGAACACGTACTTTAGATTGGTTAAAATTAGTACCGTTAGTTTCAGGTCCTGTAGTTTCAATCGTAATATCACGACCTTCAATCACATCTGTGTAGTCACCTACATCTGGATCGTCAGCTAATGATAATAACTCGGCATAAATTTGCTTACCGAACTCCCATAAACGTACACCCTTCTCTTCTTCACCTCTTACGATGACAGGAACGAATACACGCATTTTTGGTTCTAATTTCTTAGACATTACCCAGTTTTCTTTATCACCTGTTGTAGCTAATTGCTTAGCAAACTCAACAATTGGATCTTTTTCACCGAAGTTAACTAATGAAATCATTGTACGGTTACCAATACCGTAATGTACTAACACCTCTTTAAAAGGATTTGATTTGTCCCACATTGCAGGAACAATACGAACGCTGTGCTTACCCACAGTAGGTTTCCATAAAATCAAAGACATGTCTCTTTTTTGACCGCCTGACTTTTGGTTCTGTAGCGAACTAAGCTTTGACTTAATCGCAGATAGGTCCATTGCCATAACTTATTGTTTTAGTTAAAAATTTACTTTATAAAGAAAGATAAGGATAAAAATAGAAATAGCCAACTTAAATGTTGACTATTTTATAAATTTTTGTAGAAAGCTTTCTGAGATCCTCTCCCTGGGTGAGTAAGACTGTATTTTTGTAATTTTGCCACTCAATTCGGAAAGAAGTATCTAAAACTCCTTCGTTTAATGACTTAATTAACAGATTTAAACTATTAATAGTATATAACGTATTGGTTTCTTTCTTTCTATGTAATAAGATTGTATTTGGTAATACTCTAGTGGTTCTGTCTTGTACTTCGATATTATATGTACATAAAAACTCGTCAGAATCTTCAGATTCCAGTACAAATATCTTTCCGTACATAATAGTATATTCGGATTTTATTGTATCTAAAACCTCTTCTAACTTATCTTTAGGAGAAAATGTGCAAAATAACTTATTCTTCAATTGATCTTGTGTTAATTCAATAAATTCCATAATAAATAGTTGATTCTTAGTGAGAAAAATCGTAGTTAGAGCCTTTTTTAGCTTTTACCTTATAACCATCTTCCTCTAATATGTTTTTAATGTCTGATAATGTACCTTTTCCGTCTGATGCTGAATAATCAATAAGAATAGAGTCGTATACTACTAGTAATACCTTACTTTGCTTATCTTTAAGGTATTCCTTTAGTTTACTTAGTTTTTTCACGTTATTTACTGTTTCTAAGCACTGAATGTAGTAATTAAATAGTTTTTGAGGATTCCCGTTTTCTAATGTAATTCTCCTACCGTTTGGTAACTCTAAAAATCCTGTAGATTTATAAGCAGACCACATAGTTTCTACTGCAATTGCTACATCTTCGAAAAACTCAATATGCTTATACTCATCTTCTACTCCATTATACATCTGTCTGAAGGTAATTTTCTTAGCTTCTTGGTATTCTTCAGCTGTTAATTCGTCTTTACCGTAGTACTGCTTACCTAAATATGAATGTATCGATTCATCTTGCGGTATTATAGTGCCCATCTTATTGGCGATTAGCCTTAAATGGTATCCGTCAAAGTCAAACTCTACAAAAGCATCGTTTTCTGGTATAAAGGCTGTTCTAGAAGTGTTTTCTTTATTGAAAGCAAGAAAATTTATACTGTTAAAAGCATTAGTAGGACGTGAGGTTATATTATATAGGTTATAACTTGAATAAACCTTAAAATTACTTATAGATCTCCCTTTCCAAGGAGTCTCAAAGTACTTATCAAAGACCTTTTCGTCAATTAAGATTCCCTGCTCCTCTACCCATTTATACACTTCTACGTACTTATCTTGCCATTCTGTATTAGATTCTTTTCCAACATAGCTTTTTACTGTTTCGAACATACATTCACATCTTTCATAGTGTTTTGAAATTGGAATATACTCATTTACAGACGGAGAGTATTTAAATTTCTCATAGAAGTCTAGATGAACCGGGGTATAGCATTGATAGTCCTTTATTTGTCCTTCTACGTCCAATATAGTAAAGTACAAATCAATAGAATTAGGTAGATCTAGGTAATAAGAATGCCACTTCTTATCTAACAAGTAAACTTTAGGAATAAGCTTAAGAAAACTCTCTATAGATTCTTTCTTAATAGAAAAACCTTCAGAATGATAGATTGGAATAATATACCCTTTCTGGAAATCGTTGTAATATAAAACGCAAGGGCTAGTTAAGGTTGGATGAGTATGCTCTGATAAGGACATCAGCTCTATAAAGCATTTATCTACTTTCGGTAGCTGTTCTAATTGTTCTTCAGTCTCAACAATGAAATACATAACATTTATTTACAGGAAATATACTAAATACTTCCTGAATTAGCAACTGATCCTGAAGTTATTTTTGCAAACTTAGTATAATCTCCTCCTATAAAATCTATAATACCGTTAAATCCTTTTTGTTTAGCCTCCGTCACACGTTTATTAGTATCAAAAACACCTCCTTGTATTTGGTATTGAGAGATTCTTGTATCGTTTAATGGACCGGTTAATTGCCAAAGCATACTAGTACTTTCATAACTCAACATATTAGGAGATACATTACCGTCTTGTAGCTGTGCATAATCTGATTGAGAAATTTCTATAATAAACTGAGCTCCTGTTATATTTTTGGCAAAGTATCTTGTAAAGTACCCTCTAGAGTAATCAGAAGGTAATGGAACAGGAAAGTATGTATCTAATTGCTCCAGCTCTACGTTTGATACGGTTGTATTTTGAACAGTATTTTGAGTACTTGCTGTAATATAAGCTTTAGAAGATCTAGAGGTAACTCGAATTGCTTCTACAGAAGTTAAAAGTTGGTTTGTACCTAGTACAGGGTTAATACCGGTAAAAGCTTTACCGTCATAAGTTTTATAATATCTACCAGCATAAGGCTTGTTATCAGGAGTAACAAACTCATTACCTCTAGTGTAGAGATTTGGAATTATTCTCGTAAGTGGGTAGTATTTTAACATATTAACTTAAAAATAATTTAGCTTCTTCTGCTCTTCTTGTTTTTAAAGCATTTAATATCTCTCCTCCTGCTGTAATTGGACCTGTCGCAATAAATTGTGCTATTTGAGATGCTGGAGCATTTGCTAAAATAGCTTTCTTAATGTTCCAAGTAGCCAAAGCTCCTGCGCCTGCATTATAAGCATAGCTTACTAAAGCTGCTTTTTGTCTATCGTTTAATCTATCCCAGTTATTCTGGCCTATTTGATCAATAACTCCTCTTTGGAAGCGGGTTAAATTGTACTTAAGAGTTCTTTCACCTTCTTCTCTTGTGAATGTAGTAGTAGAAGTTACAGAAATAACTTCTCCATTTGCTTGAACTTTAACATCTGATCCGTAACCTCCTCTAAAGCGGTTTATATCAAATTTAGCTACTGGTTCGAAGCCCTCTTTAGCTGCTATAAATTGGAATGCTATACTTAACCAGTTTGCATTTAAGTTTATAGAACCTAAATCAACAGAGGCAGGTACGGTACTAGGTTGAATTGCGGCCGGGAAAGCGGTCCCTACTCTCTGCAACTCTCTTTTCGTACCGTAATTAACATCAGTTCTTAATCTAATCATCTGACCTCTAATCTGAGTTAGCCATTGGTTATTTTGAATAGTATGAGTAAGACCTACAACAACAAATCCTACTTTAGCGTTCTTGGAAGTACCTCCTTCTCCTCTTAGAGATGCTGGTAATCTATCTTCAGGAATCGCAAAAGCATTTCCCATTACAATACCGCTTATACCGTCTAACGTAATATTTATGTTAGCAGGAATAATAGGCGATCCTAGCGTTATTTCGTTTGTAGATTTCACTCCAGCTAAGCTATTAATATAGTAGTTTGTAGCAAAAGAGACTTTGTCTTTTGATAAAGGATATCCTCCGTAATAAACACTTATAATATGTGCATTAAACTGAGTTGCTTGATCTAGGTCTTGTTCTATAGGTTCACCTTTTTCTTTTTTAATTGATTGCTGTTTTTGATTAGCTTTTGCAACAGTCGTAGCTGAGTTTGTAATTCTCGGCTTATACCTGTCTTCGAAATGAGTATTCAAATAACTAAAAGAAGAATGGTCTGAAGAGTTTACAGCTTTTGTATCAGCTTGTCCAGAGATAGCAATTATGTTTGACATATTAGTACTTAAATCGGTCTGAAATTGCATTGCTCTAACTAAGCTCTGTTTACCGAAAATAGGAAGTTCTCCGTACTTAGATACATTAACGCCGGTAACTATGTTATAGTTAGAAGGCTCAGAATTATTTCTTAACATCCAGCCTTCAGTAGGAAGAGGTGGTACGAATTGATCGTCTTTTATAACAACTGTATTACTGTCATCTCTATAAGAAACTCTAAATAAGTTTAAATTGCCTGTAGCTTTGTTTATTCCATCTACAATAGCATCTAAGAAACCTTTTAAGTTAATAATATGCTCTGTATTTTGAGTTGTATATTGATTTAAAGTACTGGTTAAGAAATCAATATTTAAGAGAATGTCCATTATCTTACCTTGGTACTGATTTTCTGTCTTAAATCCAGGTAAATAACTAGAAACTGCATTAATCTTTGGATTAAATATAGTGTTATCAGTATTTGAATTAGGTACTAAGTCTGGTGGAAATAATTGTAAGAAGTCTTCACGAGTACCTTCATAAGGTATCATACATACAAAAGGATCTACACTAAGATGTTGAGGTACTGTTAAACAGAAGTTTGTTTCTGGATTAAAATCAATATACACATATGGATGTTTGTCTATATCTTGTGTAGAATCGTAAATCAAACACATATTGTTTAAGAAGGCTAATAAATACCCAAACTTAATATAAGTAGGGAAGTTGATATTACTTTCTTGATCTTGTATTGTATATCTAATACCGTATCCTTTAGCTAATTCTGTAAACTTTACAGTAGGTATTGCAAAAAGTAAGTCCGGGTTTGCCATTAAGTAGCTGTTAAAGCCTTTTAATGCATACTGCTTTAAATTAAAGCCTTTAGTGTTTGGATCTGGTTGTAAATTAAAAATGCCTTCTAGAATACCGTCTCTATAAAACGCTTCTGTAAGCTTTTGTAGCGATATAACAGATACTCCTTGAGAAGGATCTGTAGAAGTATTATACTGTACTTCACTTTTAACTGCTGCAAGCATTGCATGCAAAGAAGATGCAAACCTTTGTGCAGAATCTACTTGTTCATTAGCGGCATTGTTATCTAAACCTCCAGTATCTCCTGCATCACCAGGCTGTGCAGGGGTTTGAGCAATAGAAGCTGGTTTTTCAGTTACTATAACCGATTCAATAAGTGCTGTATTATTAAACGTAACAGTAAATACTGGAGGTTTTTTAGTAGTTTTGCCTAAAAGAGTTATTCCCTCTAATACACCTTGAACTTGTACCCCATTTGATGTAACTCCTCCTATTAAATCGATAGAAGTTACTTTTATTTTTCTACTATTTGTAAACCAGTACTGTAAAACTTCTACTAGCTCCTCTACTGTAAGATTATTTCCAGCTACCGGATTATATGTTAATTTAAAATCAAAAAACTTACTACTTTGCTGATCTGCTCCTTGTTTTTTAACTGTAGAGCTATAGTATAAATTTAATGTATTAATTTCGCGTTCATTAACAACTCCAAATAGTCTAGGAAAGACGTCTACTCCTACTCCTTTATTAAACTTACCTACATCTGAAAGTTCAAATCGACCGCCAGAAGGAGTTTCAACTTTTAATTGAGCTAGTGCACTAGTTGCTGCGTAGTTTAGTAGGTTCTTAGATAGTATAAGAGATTTTTCACCCTCTGGATAAACTACCTGAAAATTATTTCTAACGTTAGGTATTGGGTTTAAAAATAAACCTGTTCTTATAGAGTTAAGTTCGTCTATATAAGCTTTATTATACGTTTTTCCTCCTCTTCTTGCTTTGTAGTAGTAGTCTGTTACGTTATTTACTCCATCACTATAAGAAGTAGCAAGTGCATACTTGGCTAATTCAACATCGGTAACATTACTAACTCCGTTATCAGAAGCAATAATTGCCTTAATACCTTCGTTATTTGTAGCAGCAGCTACTAAAGGAGGTTTACCTTCAGTAGCTCTTTGTTTATCTATCTCCTGTTGTTTCTTTATTTCTGCCTCTCTTGCTTTTTGCTCTGCAAGAGTCTCTTGTTGGTTTTTATATTCTTGGAAGATAGTATTAGGCATCTTATAAGAAAGGTTAGTTCTTAAAGAGTCTATAATAGCTCCTAAACCAACCAATCTTACCGAACAATCATAACCTCCTTCTTGATTGAAAGACCATTGAAAGTTAGAAACGATACCTAACATTCCGTCATAGTTTCCGCTGAGTTTATATCCTTGTCGTGCTATCTGTTGTTGTACATCTTCTTTTCTTAATCCTGGTACGAAGGGATTTATACCGTATGAATTAGAGTTAAAAGTACCGCCTGTTCCGTTTGTATTTGGATTAGTGTAGAATTGAGTATGTCCCCATTCAAGCAACATCGAATAACCCAATCTAAAATAAAGAGCTTCTATTATGTTAAGCTGGTTCATATTCCAGACTTTAAAATTAATAGTTGCTTCTCTTAAAGAACCTAATGTACCTTTTGTATCGATATTAACAGATGTTAAACCGGGCATCGGTCTATAACCCATTTCGTAAGTACCTCCTAATCCATAAGCTCCTTCTGGTCCAATTCCTCTTCTTAACTCAATACCGTCTCCATCAGAAATAGATGTCCCTGCTTCTAGTATCCATCTTTTAGCTAAATCTTCTGGATTAGAGTAGGATTCATCTAACTCTAACTTCTTATAAAAATTTTTTGGATCATTTACTACTTTAACAGATGAAGTTAATTTTACCCAAGCACTCTTATTAGCTAAAAATAAAATTTCTTCTGGACTTCTTTCAGGAAAATTTCCATATCCAGTACTGTTGTGGAAAGCTCTTAAGTTTAATTGAGATAAAACATACTCAGAAAAAGGAGCTCCAATAACATTTGATAATTTTTCACTAGCCATTATTCTGTAAGTTATACTCGTTTAAAACTGTTTGTAAGTCTGTAGGTATTCTTAACTGTATGCCTACAGGTACGAAAATAGAATCCCCTGGTAATGCGTTAGCAGAAGCAATTACCCACCATAAGCTAGAGTCTTGATAAAAGTCAAAAGCTAGTAAATCAAGCCTATCGCCTGCAGTTGTAATTACATAGTAATCATTGTTTGTAGGTTGTATTTCTGGGTAAATATTAGTTTCGTAATATTGGCTCCCTGTTACATTTAGCTTAGTTACTGGTATTTGTTGATATCTTGATGGCATACTTTATCTTTTACTGTCCTGCTGGTGTAATAGTAGGTACGAGATTTGGATTAATAGTTCTATTAACAGTTTCTGCTGCTAAATTACGTCTTTGAGTTGCGATAGGATTAGCTGGCTGAGCAGGATTTATAGTTCCGGTTCCAAATTCTTGAAGACCTATTGTTTGTCCAGATCGTCCTTCTATTCTAGAACCCTCTAAGAAGTTAGATCTAGTAATAAGAGGTACGTTTCTATCGTCAACAGTCTCTCTTCTCGGTAAGAAGTTCATAATAGGTTTAAATGAAACATTAACAGTTACTAGATGTGGTAATTGTGCTACATTAGGATATTCGTCTTGTTGTAAAACTATTTCCCAAGGAGTATTACTATTATCTATGCTAATATTTACATTTTCTATGAAACCTGGTACTCTATAAAGATAATCACCTATTGTCAATCTAACAACACTACCTCTCATTAAGTTGTAGATTGGAGAATAATCTGGATATACTTGAGATACTAAGTGGTTAAGTTTTTTATATAAAGGCTTTAATTCTTCTCTAGTTTGAGGGAATATTTTAAAGCTAAATCCTATAGATCTATCAAATCCCTGGTAAGTTCTAAAGGTTTCACCTCTACCTAAGTATTTAAATGAACTGTACTCTGCTGTATTATTGTCTGTAATCTGTCCGTCAAGGAATGCTCTAAAGATTAATGCAACTGCATAGTCTGGACTATTATTAGACATACATTCAAATGCAAATTTAATAATATCTTTAGTATTATTTTGTCCATTAGTTTCAGCAGCAGCGTCCCATGGAGTTAATCCCGCAGCATTATAATAAAATAAATTCTTCTTATTTAATAAGTCGATACCGTCTGGTTTAGATACTCTATAATCAGTACTAATAGAAAGGCCTCCTGGGTTTCCTATTCCTAATCCTCCTCTACCTGTAAAAGGCTTTGCTATGTTGTAAGTATCGTAATCACTAGTTACTTGATCCCCAGTTAACTGTGCTCTAAAGTCTTGAATAGGATTAAGAGTTGGAAGATATGGGTTTGTATACTGTTCGGCAAGTTTTTGATAAGTCATTCCTATACTAGAATATGCTACACCTGTTGTAGGATTACCTAAAGGCTGAGTAGAGGTGTAAACACCTTGTGAATCAGTTGCTCTAAAAATTCTCGTAAATCCAAGTCCGTAATTAGATCCAGGACCGCCTGGGTAATTAAATAACTGATCTTGTAGTGGAGAGATACCTAATCTGTCTATTAAAGCAGGATCTATTCCAAACCCAGTAACTGAATCTGGTTTTAATAAGTATGTTGTATTACCTACTAATTTTAAAGCACGTAAAATTGCAAGTCTATTGGTAACTTCTGTATTGTTTTGAGGTGCACCAACAATGTACTGATATGTAGTTTTTACAGATTCGTAGATTGTAGGCCCTACTCCGTGTCTATTAAAATGAGCTCCAGTACCGCTTGCACCAACTTGTGCTAATGTATTAGCAGGGTTATAAACTTGTGTAACAGGTATAACAGCATTATTTAAAGATAATCCTGCAAACTGTAAGGAATTAGGTACTTGAGTTCTTGGATTTGTAAGCTGTAAGCTTCTTTGCTTCTCTATAAAAGCAGTTCCTTGAGGTGCAGAAGCGAAAAATTTCTTTATGCGATCTAGATCAATAATCGCTGCATTAGTTGTATAGGTTCCGTTAACTAAAGAAGAGATAGCACCTCCTCTAATAGGGAAGTCTAAACCAGTTCTATTTGCTTCGTAAAAATTCTTTGCTGTAGGAGAGGCAGCAGGTCCGTCAATAGGAAATTGCTCAAAAGGTTGACCACTGTCTCCACCTCCTGGTTGATCCATTCCAAATCTTAGGCTGGTTAGGTTTGTTCTAAAGTTAATTAATGGCATCTTATCTCTTGTTTGCAGCTTGCATATAATCTAAATATGTTGGCTGTGGTTTAGCTTCGTACGTAACATCTATTGGATTCTGTATAGGAGGTATAGCGGGAGATACAATAGCGGTAGCTTGTCCTCTTATTGAAGCGCCTACATTAGAAGGAGTACCTTCGAATTGCCCTGTTAAGTTAGTTCTTCCTTGCTTACTTAACTGTGAATTTTTTATTTGATTTAATACAGACATATTTTTTATTTAATACTGTTACCTATTCCTGCTGTCTTTATTGTTTCTTTTGCATTATACTTAGTAAGAACTTGACCATCAAGTTGAGTAACGTGATGGAAAGTGAATACAGGTGCTGTTTGTCCTGTACTTGCTGCTTGAGTATTTTGTGCACTCACTGTCGCAGTTACTGGGTTGATAGGAGGTGTCATTGGTGCTCCTGTTTCTCCTCCAGCTCCTACAGAAGGTGGATTAGACTGTGTACCGTTTCCGAGACCTAGTAAATAATTGTATAATAATCCTCCTGCTATTACTCCTCCGATTGCAGATGCTGGACCTCCTAATGCCATTCCTGCGATAAAACTTGCAACAGCTCTACCTGCTGATACTGCTAGAAAAGCTTTTGCCGCTACCATAGCTACGTTAAGATAGTCAGGTAGTTTTTGTAAAATAGAAGCTATAGAACTAAACACGCCTCTCATTTTCTCAACAAGTGCATTCATCTTCTTGCCGTCACTTACAAAATCTGCAAACTTATCTAATATTTGACCTAACTCTTGAGTTAATAATCTACCGAGAATATCTTGTAGCTTCTCTACAGCAGATTGAAACTTATCTTGAATAGAAGCTCTTCTTAAATCTATTTGTTCTTGTTCTGATAATTGCTCTTTTATTAGTTTTTGTCCTTCTACAGTCTTCATTAATTCACCGTATCTTTCTTGTAAAGACTGTCCTTGTTTTGCTCCTAGAACGTCAGCTTGTTTTTGTAGTAATAGCTGCTTTGATAATTCTTCTACAGAAAGACCGATAGCTGCTGCTTCTGCTTTTCTAGCAATAACGTTTTGCTTCATAAAAGAATCGTAAGTAACTTGTTGGCTACTTAATTCTTCCATTAATTCAGCAGTCTTACCGCTCAAAGCAAGTTCTCTTGCTCTTGTCAAGTTAATATCCCTTCCTGTCAACAGTTGAGCTTCAAACTCCTTACTTATACTAGATTCAAAATCTAATAGAGATTCCCCTTGTTTATTTATAGTATCTAATGTGGTACCTAGCTTAGTAGCTCTTACAATTGCATTACCTAAAGCTTCTACATTACCTTTAAAGTTAATTAATACAGCGCTACTAGTTTTACTAATACCGTCAAGTATCTGTCTTTGAGTTAAGAGTAATTTGTTCCTAGTACCTTCTATCTTTCTACTTGCCTCTAAAGTAGTGAATGTTTGTTCTAAAGTCTTTCCTGAAAGAGCAGATTGTAGAGCAAGTGCACTCATATTTTCTGCTGAAGCACCTGTTCTCTTCTGTATTAGAGTAGCAATCTCTGCAAACTCTTGAGTATCTGATACTAGATAACCTACGCTATTAGTTATTTCAGTGAAGGTCTTAGCAACTTCAGAAGCTCTTAATCCAAAGTTTCTACTATTATTAGCTATGTCTACAAAGCTACTCTGTAATTGCTCTGCTTCTTGTACAGTGGTTCCAAGATTCTTAGCAAGATCAAAAGTCTTTTGATTAAACTGTATAATAAGGTCAACAATCTTCTTTATGATTGTAAATAAACCTGTTATTATTGTAGTAGGATCTGTTAGAGATCTACCAATACTTTTAAAAGTTTCGCTTAATCCTGCACCTAAAGCAGCCCATCTGCTACCTGTTTGTTCTGCTGTCTTATTAATCTTATCTAAAACATCCTTAGAGTCTATTAATTGACCTAATACAGGTATTTTTGAGATGCCTTCAAATAATTTCCCTATATTACCTGCTGCTTTTTCTCTTTTCTTAGCTCTATCAAGCAACTTATCTTCTATCTGTATTTGTCTTTCAAGATCATCTAAAACTTCTTGTACTATTTCTTCATGTCTAGCAGTGATTTCAACTCCTTGCTTTTCTAAAAGAAGTAAAGTGTTTTGAATACTTGTTTGACGAGATCTTGTTTCGTTAATCTTTTCTTGGATCTTTTTAGAAGTCACAGATCCTTCATTAACCTTATTTACTAGTTCACGAGTTTTATCTACTGCTCTAGTTCCTCTTGTTAATTCTGCAGTTAAAGACGTTAAAGTCTTTTTAGCTGCTTTTTCAGCAGCTTCATCGAAGTCTCCAGCTGCTGCAGTCAGTCTAATTTGAGCTTCGAGACTGGTTTTTAATGAGCTGCCTACGCTAGTTAGAGTATCTTGAATCTCTAAAAAAACTTCATTTAATCTCGTAGCATTCTTAATATCAATATCATTCGGTCCAGCTGTGCCGCCGCCGCCAGTATTATCTGCCATATAGAATTTACGTAGTATCTCCATGTATATAAATAGAGAAAGCGACTATTTTTTAGTCGCCTTACTCGTATAGGTTGGTTTTATACCAGTTAAATCTGGAATATTTGGTTTAGCGAGAGGTTTATTAGCAGTAACCATTTCTCC